GGGACCCGTCCATTCAATACCGCTTAATGTGTCGATTTCAGTGCCTGACTGTCCACCTCTTACTGGAAGATAATAATCCTCCAACATATTCATTAAATTAAACTTTAAATCATAATCTCCTGTTTGTTGGTTGATATATGGCTGCTTTTTCATTTTATTCATGATTTGCTGCATATAATTATCAACTTCATTGGTCGGTATATTTCCAACATCTATTTTAAAGATTCGTCTTTCAGGAGCGCGCATTACTCTGGAGATTAACATTGCATCTTCCATCATTGTTAATTGCTTCCATACTTTTCTTGCACCTTCTAATATAGACTTACCATATGGTAAAAAATTCGAATCTGTTAGTAAACGAAAATGGGCAATTTCATAATTGTTATATTTAACGTTACTATTACCCATGATAGAAAATTTCACATCATATGGGTTATTTGGATCTAAGCCTTCTTCTCTTACAACTTCATATGATGATAAAGGCGTTACGTTAACTATACCAATATCTTCTCTAATATCCATATACAAGTAAAGATCGCCGTATTTATTCATACTTCTTATCCACGGCCACAAATTAAATTCAACATTTAAAATATCATAAAACAAATTATGAAGTATTTTTTTAATATTTTCGTCTGAACTTTTAATCGTTAATATTTCATCATATTCATTTTTTCTAGTAGATTCGTCTGAATATATGTCCAATGCTGCACATATAATAGAATCCATATCCATGATTTCATAATCCGTATAAAGTTCTGTCCTTGAGCTTTGATAATTGTAGTTATTATTATATGTAGATATACTAGGTTTTATACCATGTAATCTTGTAAATCGATCTACATATTTCGACTGCTCTAAATTACCTACTGATTGTAATTTATCAGTATCGAGAACTTTTATTTTTTTTCCGCCTACACGACGTACTATAACGTTATTCGAAAATAACCTGTTTAATCTAGCTCCTAGAGATTTATCTATTAAGGACATATTTTATTCTTTATTATAATTATATAGTTGGCCTAATAACGGCTCGTTTTTTAAAGTAACCAAGATATGTCTTCCGTATCTTTTCCTGCTTTCATTGACCATTGCGATTGATATGAAGAATTTGATGTTGCATTATATACAGGTAATGATTTGCCTACTAATCCTAAGGTCTTTCTTTGCAAATCTAATCCTTGTTGACGTAATTTTAATGCCGTATCTCGAACCCACAATGCAATTGCTAAAGAAATTACTAAGTCATCATTATATCCATATTGTGCTTCAGGCCTTGAACTATTCCAAATAAAATTTTGTAATTCGCTAATTGTGCGTTTACAATGTATTATTGGAGATCTGTCTCTAAAATATTCTACTAATTTAGAAATGATTAATGGTCTATTTCTAGTTGTTTGAGAAAACCCAGGAGTCATTTTAGATTTAGTTGCTAAATCATAACCAGATGATATTTGTTGTTGAACATCTACTGTTGTCAAATCTGCACTGCTATAAAATAAATTTGCATATCCTCTATCAATAGCAGGCTGAACTGCTGCCCATCCTATATTTGAATTTTCAATAACTAATAAAGCATCATTATATTCTGTAGATACCGCTACTAAAAAATTACCATAATCTTTAGGGTTTAATTTTCCTTTATAAGAAGCACATTGTTCTACTGATTCAATTTCAATAACATGAAACGATGAATAATCCGCAGCGTCGCCTCGAGCAACGTCAGCTACGACTATATAAGATTTACCTGCTTCTGGATATTTCCATACCCATAAATTAGCATCAAAGCCTCTTTTTTCTAAAGGATCATAAACTCTTCCTGATTCTTCCCAATACCATTTTAAAATTAAAGGGTCAATTACTGTATTACCTGATGTCGTGAAATCGCAATCACATTCTTGAGCTGCTAATTTATCGCCCAATTCTGCCGTTTGGGCATCTCTCCAAGTTTGATCTCTGTCAGGATGTACCGTCCAATGTAGTTTAATAGTGTGGAAATTATTTTCTCCAGCATCTGCTTTTTGCCACATTCTATGAAAAAAGTTACCCATACCATTAGGTGTAGATAACATAATACATTTACCACCGGTAGCTAATGTTTGTTGCAAACCGCCCCATAATTCTTCGATTGTATTTGATTCAATAAATGCAGCTTCATCTATTACTAACAAAGATACTGCTTCAGAACGACCTGCACTTGTTGAAGTCGAAGATGCTTTTACTTGAGAACCGTTAGTTAATCGTAATGATAATTTATTATCTTCTGTGGATTGCGCGTTTTGAGTTAACCAATTAGGTAAATTGTCATACATTACTCTTACCTTAGTAACTAAGTTTCTTGCAACTTCTTGTCGGGTTGCAATTACTAAACAATTCTTATCTTCATGGAATGTCATTAACCATAAAATATATCCTGCAGATAATGTAGATATACCTAACTGACGAGACTTTAATATAATATTTCTATCATAATCTCTAAAATCATATAAACATTGCTCTTGAAATGGATATAAATCAAAAAGCATTTTACCTTTTTTAGGATGTTGAATATAACAATACTTGCGCATAAAATACACAGGGTCTGTTGCGCATTTTTTATATTCCCCCTTAATAATATCTTTTAAGTTTTGCGGAGATACTACTTGTTTTTGATAATCATTTACATCTGCCATCTTATAATATACTAAATAATATTGCAGATAATACTGCTCCAGCCGGAAACATTATAAATGGCTTTTCATACCACTTTGGTTTTGAAATTTCGTATGCTTTTTTCCAATCTTGAACATTTGCTTCTAAGTTAGAAATTTGCACTTTTTGACCTTCAATAATAATGCTATCCATTTGTAAAACTGTTTTAAAGTCAGTACATTGAATTTTATATTCTTCTATTAATTGAGTATGTATAGAATCTTTATGTTCTAATACTTTAATATTATTGTAAATATTAATAATTTTTCTTTTGCTAAAACAAGTATCAACTGTCTGAGCTGATATATTGATAGATAACCCTAAAGATAAAATTATAAAAATTATTAACTGTTTCATTTTAATTTAATTGTTTATTACCGAATATATGCAAAAATCTAAGAGCATTTGCTAAGCTCGTATCATACACAGGTAATGTGTTTAAAGATTCTTGAAGATTGTTGATAGTTGTTGTTCTTTTATCAATGTTATTAATTACTTCTACTTTTTGAACTGATATGCTATCTAATTTTTTTACAATGCTATCGTTTTGAGCTTCCCTCAATTCAATATTATGTTTTAATTCTTTTACATTAGTATTTAAGTCGGTAACATATTGTTTAATATAAAAGATAATTGTAATAAAAACAAGTATATATACAATATTAATTAACGGTAGTTTTATTTTCATTTATTGTTTCTCCTAATAATTGGTTTTTAATGTTTTCAAAATCACGGTCTAAAAGTTCATCTAGTTCAGCTTCTTTACCTTTCCAAGGAGATTCCCATGTTTCAACAGTACCATCTCCATTTACAAATTCTGCTTTTGTTAATAATTCTTTAATAGCTTGAATTTCAACTTTAGCATCAGATAACCATGATTCAATATTTGGCTTCATTAAATTTCTTGCATATTCATTAAATGTGCCGTTAATTTTATGTTCATGTTCCATTTCAATTACACAATCAAAACACATCTTATGAATCCTCCACATTTTTTTATTGTATTTATTATCAACCATTTCATGATTACATTTAGGACAAACCTTTGGTAATAAATACGATTTTAATGCTTCACGCATAGCATCTAAGATTTTAGAACTGCTTACACGATATCCTTCTTTTTGCTCCCATTCAACGCCGTTAGAATCAATCCACGTATCTCCGACATTTTTTACTTCTTCTTTAGATTTATATCCGACGGTAGTTTTGTTTTGAGACTTATGAGTCCCTGAAAGCATTTGTGTTATTGCTTGTATGTTTTGTAATTTTTTTGTCATAACCTTTTATATAATTATCGATTAGTTAATATTTATATACTTTTATAGAACATCAGCTACTTTATCTAATGCTCTTTGCTTATTAACACCTTTAGGTGTGCCTACTTCTCCACTTTTAATAGATATCATAGATTTAAATATACCTTTAATTCTATTTCTAGATCTAGTGTTTTTAACTTTTCTTACTATATCATATAATAAATCTTCAAACGTGCCGTCAATATTAAAATTAGAAAATAATTGTTTGATAGTATTCCATTGTGTAGTTTTCCAAACTTCTTTTCTTTCTAGTTCTTTAAATTCAGAAGATAATCTAACTATTCGTAATGTTAATGCTACGCTAGATAAATTAAATTCATATTCTTCATCAGGGCCTAATTCTGGCACGTTATTAATACCCAATCGTTTAAATATTTCTTGAGGGTCTTCTTCTAATAAAATTGCCTTTGATAGTCCTAATAAAAGACCTTGTATTTCAGCTGGATAATCTAAAAATGCTTGTTTAAAATTTGATTCTTCTTCTGATATAGCTATTATATTATCTATTTGAATATATTCATCTGTAGCTCCTACTATTGGATATAATATAGTAACAAGTTCACCGGAGCTTAATGTTTTCTTACCTTTGTACTTTTCACTTTTAAACGGAACAATTACATCATCAGGTAAAGAACTTAAAAATGCTGCTAACTCTTGTTTTATTTTCTTTTTATCATCTCCTTCGATCATAACAATAAGATCTATATCGCCAAAATCTTCTTTAGAACTTGTATTGTATGAGCCAGAAATTCTTGCAGCTTTAAATCCAGGAAACTTGCTTAATACTTTTTTAATATATTCGTCTTTAGTTTTTTCTACAAAAGACCTATTTATTCTTCCACCGCCTGCTGAGCCCGATTCATTTAAAGTTTGATATTGTATTAACTTAGAGTCTGCAGGTAAGAATTTACCTTTTAATCCTAATCTAGCTTGACTAGCAATCCAATAATCTTGTAAATTATCAGGAATATCTGCTCTAGTAGAATCTAATATTTTTAAATATCTGTCTATAATAGCATTATATTCTTCCGTTGATAAATTTGCTTTAAGATATTCTTCTAATTTAAAGTAATCATTTAAAATATCTCTATCTAAATTAAAGCCGTAAATTTGATTTAATAAAGCAATTGCTTCTTGAGAATTACTTGCTACCTTTTCACCAGTTTCTTTATTTACTACACCAGTGCCATGACCGAATGTATAATTTTTATTAGCAAACAAAGAAAGCATTAATTGAGTTCTATGAAGTCCTTTTACATTACCAGAATATGTATTAGAATAATAACTAAATGTTAACCAATCTAAATTACCTATATTTATATCTGCTTGAACGTATTTAGGTAACGGCTTTTTATTTGAATCGTATTGTTGAATGCTACAGAATAATGCACCAGAACCTGAGCCTTTAGAATCTACTTCAATATCATCATAAGCATTATCAATTTTTTCTTCTATTAATGCAATAATTGCTCGTAAGTTAATTTTTTCCGGAGATGCGTTCTTAGCTCTTTTAGTAAAGCCAGCAACTAATTCTTTATATTTAGTTTCGTCTAATCCCCACCCTTTAAGATCTGGAGTTATTCCATCAGGAAAAAAGTTTTTAACATCATAAGCCAAATCAATATCTCCAGATAATTCTTTTTTACCTACAGAACCTAATTTTTCAAATTGTTTAAAAGTCGCAGCTTTAGCAGGGAATAGTTTAGCTAATCTATCTACAAATACTTCTAAGGTAGGTTCTATATCAGCTTTTGCAATTGGAGATGTTGTTCCAAATACATTTCCACCTTCATTAATAGGTACGCAGTTAGGAACTTGCTTTTTTCCTTTTTTCTTCATTCCTACTTGTTTATATCCATCCCAACAATCTTCTTGAAGTAATTTATCTAACCACCAATCTTTACTAAATGCCTCTGTCATTTTATTTTCTAGTTTATCAAATATATAGTTAGCCATCTTATCAGAATACCATCCAAATATTTCTTGGAATAGTTCTTTCTTTTCTTCTCTAGTTTTTGATGTATCTCCTAATACATTTCTTATTTCAGTCCCAGACATTTCTCCATACCCAGGAACTTTTAATGAAACGTGTGGAGCAGCAATTAAATATCCGTGTTTAGATAATGATTGTAAATTATCTTCATTACCTTTATAGCTTTGAAAGAAGCTAGGACTTCCGTCTTTTTTAGGTCCTATTTTAAATCTAGGATCTTCACCCATATCTTTTTCTCCAACTAGAACTACTGCCGATGTTGTTTCCGGGTCAAATTGGCCATATAGCTCAACGGGATTGTACGGATTCTTTACTTTAATAATATGAGACGGGTCTATACCATAAAGCTCAATAATGGCTTTCTTTTCGTTAAAATTAAATGGGCTTTTACCCGGCTCTACTTTATCAGATGTTACAATGTAAGCATTTTCTTTTCCGAACTTATTTTGAAGCCACATAAATGTAGCTGCATGATGCTTCCCAAAGGGTTGAAATCTACCGGGATATAGTGCGATTATTTTATTCATATATATTATAATTATATATTTTTATTAGTTAAGTATTAAATTTTATGCTATACTAGAAGTAAACATTGCTGTATTGTTAAGTATCATAATCTGTAAGTTATAGGTATTATCCGTATCATTAGGTATACCAAATAACACTCTATAAAACTCTGCAGTTTGAGCAGATGACGTAAATTGGTTTAACGATGCAATACTAGCCGATTGTTCTGTTATATTAAAATTTATAGTACTTATCGAAGAATTTATAGTACCTAATTCTCCAGTTATTGTTCCTAACGAAGCATCAACCGAACTACTAAAATTATTAAATGTTGTTTCTGTCACGCCACCTGCTGGAGCTGAGCCTGATATATTTCCTATTATTTCAATTCCGCCGTCCTTAGATGCTTTAATAGAATGATAATACGGTGCGCCTGTTTCTATAAAAACGCCTGGTCCATTTTGCGTGCTACCACTAATAGTTTGACTACCCGACCAAAAAGCAAATCCAGTATCACCACCAGTATAACCTGACGATGCAATTTTGTTATTTTTACCATCTAAAACAATACCAGAATTTAATGTATTACCTAAATTTAACGTACCTGGTAATAAATTATCATTACCATCGATATATTGATTACTTCCGCTAATTTGTATATTAGAATTGGAACCATTATTAAATTCATAGCTGTTAATTTGACTATTATCATCTATAAACTCTACTTTAAAATCATAAATGTCGTTTCGACTTTTTACTGCGATCGGAAAATACGAATTAAAGTTTGACGGATTAAATCCATCATTAATACCTGATTTTAATGAAATATCACTTATATACAAGCTTCCAGTAACTATTTTAAATTGAAGTCTTGCAGTACCTGTTTGAGTTGCTAAAAAATCAATCGGAAAATTTAAATATACAGGATTATAGTTTTTAGAATTTAAATAAAATATTCGTTGACCAATACCTGTTTTATTTACAAATGCCGAGCCAGACATATATACCTCTAATATAAAATCTGTATTTTTTACATAATTAAAATATAACTTGTACGGAGACCCTTTTTGAAAATTTATATCAACATTACTAGAAAATAGTACATCTGTTGTTGACGTATCTACTAACGGGTCTAAATAAATAGAATTAAATAAACTAGAGGAATTGAATGAAGCAGATAAATAAGTATTGTTATAGTCCCAAAAATTTTCAAAAGATGATGAATTTAAAAAATAACCAACATTGCTTCTGTCATATTGAATAAGAGATGCAGTATTAATCAATAACTCTGCATTTTCTGTAACCGATTCTCCTAATAATTCATATTGAGATAAACTACCTTGACTTTTGCCATATAATTTAATGTATTTTAAATACCCAGATATAGGGTCTAAATTACTTATACTTAAATTAACAAACGAATTAAGATTATTTGTTGATGAATATTGAGGCGTAGGGCTATATGATAACGTATAATTTACAATTGCATTATTAATTAATCCTGCAGAATCGTCAAAGTTTAATCCTGATAAAGAAGCCGTCCATGGAGTATTTAAAATTGCAATTTTTGAAGTAAATAAATTGGATATGTTTGAATTAAATGTAGAATAATTTAATGATGTATACTCTGAAAAGTCAGGCATAATAAATGACCCAGTAATACTTAAATTACCGTTTAACATATCATTTATAAATAAGCTAGGTGTATTTATTTCTAATACCGGGTATGAATGTTGATACCTGTATATACCGCTTCCAGATTCAATTATTTTTGTATTAACATTTAAGCTTCTACTTACATATGCTTTTCTATCTTCTGATATTGATATTGATGGTGTTGAAGAAAATAATAATCTACTTGTATTTTTTTGAAATCTATTAAAGTCTATAGTAGTAGAATATCGTACATTAAATTTATCTTTAAATGAATCAGGTACAGGTCTGCCATCTAATCCTACTTTAGCATGCCCTATAAATGTTATTGTTATAGGACCGTTTGAAATATTAGCATATAAATATACAGTTAATATTTTAAGGTCTGTTTCTCCGGGTTGAGAATATTCAGGTACTTCATAATATACAGTATTTCCATATGAATCAATAATCTCAACATCTATATTTTTATAAATGTCAAGATTATTATTATTTAAATTAAATCTAATAGAATTTTTACCAGGGCCAAATACTTGTGGAATATCTACAATATTAAAATAATATGGAGAATTAGGTAATTTGTCTTCAATATAAACTGGTATTTGACTTAATCCTTTATAAAATAGCTTTTTTATGTACATTACGTTCTTCTATACATATAATTATCTTTCATAAAGTAATTTTATCAAATTATAGATATTTTAGAATATTCTCCTTCTTTTCTAATATCTATAAAATGGTCAACCATATCTCTCATAACATCAATATGTGATATAATCATCATAAAGTCAAACTGAGTTTTAAGATAACTAAATAAATGATATACTTGCCCTAAATTATCAGAGTCTAATTGAGTAAATCCTTCGTCAATTGCTATAAAATTTGGCTTTGGTAAATTGGTAATATTAATTAACGAATTTCTAATTGCCAACGAACTAATAAATCGTTCCATTCCAGATGTTAAATCTAGCGGCCAAAAATTATCATCATCATAAACAATATAAGCATTAATATTTTTTTCGTCCGTTTGAAGCATTATAGTAAAATCTACAATTTGACCTAATACATTATTAATCTCCATTTCGATTTGAGGCATTACATTACAAATTAAATCATATGGAATGCCGTTACGATTTGTAGCAGATAAATATAATTCATAAAACTTATATTCACGTTCTAATGTACGAAGCTTTTCAATACTATCTAAAGCATTTTTCTTATTTTGTTTTTCTAATTCAATACCAGTCGATAGTTTAGATATTTGAGAATTAATATCAGATAAATCATTTTTATGTATTCTTAATTCAGTTTTAATTATTCCTATTTGATCTTTAAATGATAAGTTAAATTCAATAGATTCTTTATTTTCATTATACTTATCAACTGCCATTATAGCTTCTTTGACATCATTTAATGAGTTTGTTAATGAATGTTGATATGATCTTAAATCTAAATCTAATTTTGTTTTATCTTCTTTAGATTTTTGAATACTACGTTTAACAGAATCAACATTATTATTTTTTTCTTCGTAAATTAATAAATTATTTATCAAAGAATTTAATAACTCTCCTTTATTTTCTAAATCTAAAATATCATTTTGATGTGAAGATAAACTTTCTTTAGTTTGAATAGCATCTTTTACGAAAATATTATTCATACAAAATGTACAATTTTCATCATACTCTAAACTTTCCAATTTTTTCATTTTGTCTAGAATATGTGTATGTTCTGTTTGTTTAACTCTTAAATCAGATTCTAACTTTTTAAATTGTTCTTTATACAATTTTAATTGGTTTAAAGAGCTTTCTATCTCATCAATATCAAATGTATTTAGGGTATCCGACAAAGTTCGTATTTGATCATCTAAATTACCAATTTCGGAGGATATTTCATCTATTTTGCTTTTATAAATATCAACACTTTTGCTTGATTTATCTAGCTGTGCTTCCAAGCTCTTTAAATCATAACTTACATTTGATAGCGGTATTAATGTAGCTGCGATGTCTAGTAAATTACCTTCTTTACCAGTAATTATTTTTTCTAATTTTTCTTGATCTGCTTTTAAATGTTTAACTTGTATTTCATTAGATCTAATAATTAAATCTGCTTGAGATATCTTTGTACTAAAATCTTGTTTTTGTAAATCTTTTAAAATAGCATGAACGTCTTTAATTTCGTCTGTAGCTATTTTTTGAAGTTCGTCAAATATATTAATATCCAAAAATTGTGAAAGTAATTCTTTACGTTCTTTTTGAGACATTTCAATAAATCCAGTATTGTTATTTTGAGCTACAACAGAAGTTAAAATAAAATCTTTATATGTGCCTAAATATGAACGAATAATTGAATTTGTTTCATCTCTTTCTTGACCATTTAATGATTGTATATTTCCGAAATCATCAAATGTATAAAAATTCACTGAAACTCTTACGTGCCCTGTTTTATTTTTAACGCCCGTTCTTTCAATTATAAATCTTTTATTGTTTATTTCTATTTCTAGTTTACAAGTAAATGAATCTTTTTTATTATTTAGAACATAAGAAGCTTTATCAGTTTTAGTACATTTATCAAAAATACAATATAATAACGAATCTAATAATGAACTTTTACCACTACGATTAGACGCAAATAATCCATGCACGCCATTCATCTTACTAAAATCTATAATATTATCTTCGCCATAACTAAACATATTTGAAAATTCTAGTTTGATAAGATTATATGTTATATTTTTAGATTTATCAATGCTTTGTAACTTTGAATTAATTGTTCTGTTAATATGTCGCACACCATCTAAAATATAATCTTCATCAATATCTAATTTATTAACTAAATAGTTTGTTAATAAAGTATTTTGAAATTCTATATCTCGTACATTTCCTAAGGATATCTTTTTTATATCTTTATTATCTTTATGATATTCTTTTACTTTTTGCGTAACTATATCTTGAACATTATATTTAGATTTAAGATCTGCTGTTAATGTTTTTAGTTGAGATGATGTAGTGTCTTGAAGCTTTAATTTAATTCTCGGCTTTTTAGGAAATTTAGAAGGATATGAATTTACTATACCATTACTTACTTCTAATGTAACATATCCATAATCATTTTCTATTTCTATAAATTCAGATTCTTTCTTATCAATATCCCAAACTAATAAACCATGAAAATCTAATGTTTCTCCAAAATTTTGCTGGATAAGACTAGAACAATAAGCAATTGTTTTGTCCGAATTTAAATATTGAAATTTATGTATATCTCCTAATAATGTAATTTCATGCCCTGCAAAAGTATCTGTGTTAACTAAGTCATTTGTTAATTGAAATCCAACTGCGGTAGATGCTTGATTTACTGCTCCGTGATGTAAAGCTATTTTTATTTTATCATTTGGTATATCTGATGCTCTAATAAAATTAACAGGCTTATCAGATACTCCCATAACATTAAAATAAACATTACCGAACTGATATACATTTGTGTCTTTTAAATAAAATAAGTTAGGATGATCTAAAGCATTAATAATAGGAGCTAAGGCATCTAATCTTGTTTTATTGTTAAGATTCATATCATGGTTACCAGCAATTACTATCGTATCTGTAATATTAGATAATGACTTAAAAAAATCTTGTATTAAGTTAATTTGCTCAGGCGACATATCTGTTTTAGAATGCGCAATATCACCGCCAACAAAAATAACAGTATCGGGGTGATTTAATTTAAATTCTTTACAAAAAGAATATAATCTAGAAAATACAGTGCGATATTCTTCATGACGCTTTTGAAGTCTAATATGAATATCTGCAATATGTATAATATGCTTAATATTAGTTACATGTATATTTTCTATTTTTTGAATGTTAATCATATATTTAATCTATATTTTATTAAATCTGAAAATGATAGCGGTTTGGTGTTTTTTATAATATGTACCATTTTCTCAAATCCAATTTCATTAGGGTCTTTTTCTTCTAAGTTTACAAAATAAACTACTATACCTTCATTCATAAATTCTTCCGCAACTACCAAAGCTTGTTTTTGTGCATCTTTATCTAAACAAACATATATATCTTTTACTTTTTTTTCAATTAATCGCTTTCGCAATTCTGTTGAAATTGTTTTTCCAAATAAAGGAATAGCATTTCTTTTAATAGTAATTGCATCAATTGCCCCTTCAACTAAAATAACAGGTAATTGCCAATTTATAAATAATTCAAATCCTATAATATCTTTACTTATATCTGGGTTTTTATGTTTAAAATCAGAACCATAAAAATCTCTACCAACAAAATAATTTAAACTGCCAGATGTATTATAACTTGGTATTATAATTTTATGCCGGTATTGACCTGTTTCACAAAATCCCAAATGATACTTAATAATATCGTAATTTGTAAACCCTCGATCATCTCTTAAATATTTAAGAGCATTTCTATAATTTGGTGTATTCTCTGCTTCTAAAAACGAAATATATTCTGGTGGAAGTTTTATATAGGAGTTATTATTTTTAGAGTTATTATAAAATAAACTATTAATATCTTTTGTTGATACTCCTAATATGTTGTTAAGTTCTACAATTTTATCATATCCAACATTAAGTTGCTTATATAAATTAATTAATTTACGTCCACGTTTTTGACATACCCAACAATTCCAATGTCCAGATACAATATCTATTTCTAATTTACGCTTGTAATGATTACAAAACGGACAATAAAAACTATAATTGTTTTTTGTTGACTTTTTACTTTTACCTAATAATGATTCTACAGAAGAAAGAAGTTTAGTATTATCCATATAGATAATATAATGAAAAAATCTTATTCTTCAAGCCAAGAAGCTGGAATTTCTTTTGCAGCCCATAAATATCCATTTTTATCGGCCCAATTTGCATAAGTTGTTTTAGATGCTTTTGATAATTTATTATTAGGAGTTTGAAATAATAATCGTAAATCTATACCAGGATTACTAAGTTTTACTAATAAATGTTTTTTTCTATCAACAGCCGTAAATCTACCTTTTGTTTCTATATACATTTTTTCTCCGTTAGCTTTTATTATAATAAAATCTGGAGTATATGTAGCAAGTCTTTCTGGAACTGTATATTTTAATTTTTCGGATTCATAACTCCAACTTTTATTTGTAGTTTTAAGTTGTTCTGATATCGTATCTTCTAATCCAGACCTATATCCTTTAGCTCGAGCCATAGCTCGTATTGAAAATTTTCTTTTTTTCATAACATTTTATATTTTTAAGAACGATCAAATTTTATTTCAAAATTTAAATCAATATCATTTCGTTTTGCAACAGGTGTACCTAACTTTGCAACTGCGACTAAATTATATTTAGAATCATATAATCCAATCGTTGTAATAAAAGGAGTAAAATTTGAACTAGTAGCAAATGAATTTAGCTCATTATTTGAATCATATAACGAGGTATTTGTGCTAGTATTATATTTTTCCATAGGAACGTTTATATAATACTTTAACTGTTCAATATCTAAACTACTTTTATATAAAACAGATGTGTCTTTAACTCCATATGACCCTGTTATTAATTCGTTTTGTAAAGGAGAATAAACTACAATACCATCTTCATAAAATACATTACCAACTTTATTTGTTTGAAATGCATCATATCCGGCATTAGACAATGTAGAAATTTCGTTAGTAGTTAATGCTTTATCGTATATTCGTATTTCGTCAATAAGACCTTCAAAGGAATTTAAATTATTTAAGTTAGCAGCGCCTATATAAATTTGACTGTTATTTGATACTTTATTAAAAGACGTATTTATATCTTCCGCAATTTTAACATTAGAATCATATAATTCTAATTTACTTCCTGTTTTTTGATAAACTAAATGAATATACCCAGATAACCCTGATATATTTAAATTTAATGAACTAGTATTATTACTATCTGACCTTTTAAAATATAATTCATC